GGACTTCAACGACGCTTCTGTGTTCTCTGTGTTCTTGGATTTGAACGCTGCGGTTGCAGATAACTTACACTACCATATAGATAGAAGTATTCAAGAGACCGTTTTACAATATGCACAACAAAGGTCCTCTATCTATAATATTGCTCGAACTTATGGTTTAAAACTACCGGGGCAAAGACCATCAGTATCTTTAGTTGATTTTTCAATTACGGTTCCTGCTTTTGGGGATAAAGAAGATGAAAGGTACTTAGGGACATTAACTAGAGGTTCTCAAGTTGTCGGTGCTGGTATTGTGTTTGAAAACATATATGATGTTGATTTTACTTCACCATACAATGCTCAGGGTTTTCCTAATAGGTTAAAAATACCAAACTTCAATGCTAATAATGTGTTGATTAATTATACTATAACTAAAAGAGAATTAGTAGTTAATGGTATTACTAAAGTATTCAAAAGAGTTATTACTCCGAATGATGTTAAACCATTCTTTGAATTATTCTTACCTGAAAAAAACGTATTAGGTATAACTAGTGTTTTATTAAAAAGTGGGACTGAATATACTAATGTTCCATCTACTTCAGAATTTTTAGGGGTGTCAAATAAATGGTACGAGGTTGATGCACTTGCGGAAGACCGAGTATTCATTGAAGACCCAACAAAAGTATCAGACCAACCGGGTATTAAAGTTGGAAAGTATATCCAAACATCTAATAGATTTATTACGGAATATACTCCAGAAGGATTTAAGAAAATGACATTTGGTGGTGGTACAAATACCGCTCAAGATTCATTAGACCAATTTACAACAGTTGGTGCGACAATTGATTTACAAAGATATTCAAACAATTTCTCATTAGGGTCTGCGTTAACTCCTAACTCAACACTATTCATTCAATATCGAGTTGGTGGTGGATTGGCAACAAATTTAGGAACAAATGTTATTAATCAAATTGGTACTGTAAACTTCTTTGTAAACGGACCATCTGAAACAACAAACTCATCGGTGGTTAATTCATTAAGATGTAACAACGTGACTGCGGCAATTGGAGGTTCGGGTGTACCATCATTAGAGGAAATTAGAAACTACGTATCGTTTAACTTCTCAGCTCAAAAGAGAGCGGTTACGGTTCAAGATTACGAGTCAATTATTAGAAATATGCCGGCTGAGTTCGGAGCACCTGCAAAAGTTTCAATTACGGAAAATAATAATAAGATATTAATTCAATTATTATCTTATGACACTTCAGGAAAATTAACAAGTATCGTGTCAGACACTTTAAGACAAAATGTTGCAAATTATCTATCGAACTATAGAATGATGAATGACTATATTTCGATATTAACTGCTGAGGTTATTGACTTAAGTATTGATGTTCAGATTGTTTTAGATTCTGCTCAAAATTCAGGACAAGTTATTGCGGATGTTGTAGATAGAATTTCAACCTACTTCAATCCTCAAACAAGGGAGTTAGGTCAAAATGTGTATTTATCTGAGTTAAAAAGTATTGTTCAAAATCAAAACGGTGTATTAACTGTCGCAGGATTAAATGTTTATAATAATGTTGGAGGACAATATTCATCCGCAGAAACATCTATGGAATACTCGGATGCTGAAACTAAAGAAATTGCAACTGTTGATGATACAATCTTTGCACAACCGTCCCAAGTGTATCAAGTTAGATACCCTAACAAAGATATTAGAGTATCTGTTAAAAATTTCCAATCAGTTACCTTCTCTTAACAGGTTTATTTCTGGCTTAACTAGTTTATAATTAAATATGGTGTGTGTTAACTTGAAAAATCACACATAAACTATTTATAAATTAAAAGAATTGAATGGGTCAGTCATATAGAATTAGAACCGAATTAGGTATTAACAAAACAATCAATGTTCAGTTAGACCAAGATTTTGAGTTCTTAGAAATCTTATCGTTAAAAATACAACAAACTGACGTTTATAGTAGAAGTTGTTCTGAATACGGTGTTGTTGTTGGAAGGGTTACTGCGAATAACGGATTTGGTGTTCCAAATGCCCGTGTATCAGTATTTATTCCAATTTCATCTGTTGATGAATCTAATCCACTGATAACAAGTATCTACCCTTACAAGTCACCTACTGATAAAAATGAGGATGGGTATAGATACAACCTTTTACCTTACGAAAAGTCGTACTCTACTCACGCTGCGACAGGTACTTTACCTACAAGAGATGACGTATTAACCGATGGAATTGCGGTTGAAATTTACGACAAGTACTACAAATACACAACTAAAACAAACGAGAGTGGTGACTACATGATAATGGGTGTTCCATTAGGTCCACAAACTTTAGTAATGGATATTGACTTATCAGATATTGGAGAGTTTTCTTTAACACCTCAAGATTTGATTAGAATGGGTTTAGCATCCGAAGCTCAAGTTGCTGGTAACCGATTTAAAACTTCAAATGATTTATCATCATTACCTCAAATTGTTAGTTTAACAAGAACTTTATCAGTTGCACCATTATGGGGTGACCCTGAAATATGCCAAATCGCTGTTAACCGTGTTGACTTTGACCTTAGGGATGATGCCAATATTGATATACAACCAACTTCAGTGTTCATGGGGTCTATTTATTCAACCTCAGATTCACAAAGACTTAGACGAAATGCTAAACCATTGGATGATATGGGTAATTTATGTCAATTATCTACAGGGCCTGGGTCTATTTTGGCGATACGACAAACAATTAATTATGATGCAGATGGTAATCCAATACTTGAATTATTTCAATTAGAAAAATCGGGTAATATTATTGATGGTAATGGTGTATGGATGACTGAATTACCAATGAATTTGGATTATTTTATTACCAATGAATTTGGTGAAAAAGTTTTATCAAATGACCCTACAGTAGGGATTCCTACTAAAGGGAAATATCGATTTAAAATTAAGTGGTCTCAATCACCTAGTTTATCGGAACAAACAAGACGGGCTTATTTCTTAGTACCAAATGTTAAAGAATATGGTTGGGGTACTACTGACCCTACAGACTCAGGAGGTCTCAATGAGGACCGACAAAAAAGTTCATATTATTTTGGTCTTGATTGGTCAGGATATACAGAAGGATTTGAGGGAACAAGTGATGACCAACGAACATTACGAAACAATATATTAAATCAAAAGATAAATTGTGAGGATACTTTTTATCAGTTTGAATTCAATAAAGTTTATACTGTCTCAGGTTTTATTGACCAATTCAAGAATGGTGCTAAAGGTAGGTTTATTGGTATTAAAGAAATTGATAGTAATGAATGTGCAACTACAATTAATAAATTCCCGGTTAATGAAGGGTTTAGGAACTTTGATTTATTCTTTTTCATATTTTCAATAATATTACAAGTAATTCAATTAATTGGATTACCTTTATTAATTATCTACCACTTTTTAGCATTCCTATGGAATAATTTTGCGGTTCCAATATTAGCTTACATACTTTATGAGTTAGGAAAAGAAGTTGTTGCTCAGGGTTCATTAGTTGCCGGTGCAATTGCGGGTAGTGCCTCGTTTGGTGCGACGGCAGGTCTGATACTTGGACATTCATTGTTAGCTGCGTTATATGCGGCGGCTATTATATTCATTTTACTTAAATTTGAAGAAATTGTTGCTTATAAATTTGGTAGGATTAAATTACCGATGATAACTTATCCCGATTGTCAATCTTGTGAATGTGACTCTGAAACAACTGAACCAAATCCTGATGATGATACAGAACAAGCACCTGCCGCTGGTCTATTAAGTCAACTTTCTAATGGAGGTCAGTACGCAGAAAATTTACAAACCAATGGTTCGACAATACCAAATAGAACTTGGCCACCTGTTTCTCCTGATGATGATAATTATGATACATATTTTCAGATGGAATCACTTATGCAAGGTCAGGGAATTGGAGGTAGTTTATCAAAACCAAATAAACCAACAATTTTTAAAATTAATACTTCTAGACTTTATTCATTTCCGGCTGTGGGGGATTTATTAGTGGATGGTTTTACGATTCCTCCTGGTGAAAGAGTTAATATTTACAATACCCGAAAAAAATTCTTTGATAATGTAAATAAGATTAAAGTTACTTTTTCATTGCCAACAAACGGTACAAAAAGTCATTTTGATAATACATTGACAGTATTAAGTGTTTTGGATTTAGACCCGGGTACATTATTATCATTTGTTGACCCAAGAAAAACTAAAGATACAAATTATTTATATTCTGCAACTACAGCAAATGGGGGTTATAAAGTTAATGGTATTAATGGTATTATTAAGACAAGTGCATTTACTGCTGATGTACGTTATGCAACCAGTCAAACTTCTGATACTATTGTTACTTATGATATTCCGGCGTATCCATCGGAATGTGTGAGTAGTATGGTTATTTCAATAAGTGAACCGGGAACAGTGACTTATCGAACTTGTCCCGGGTCTAAAGTAACTTTATTATTTACAGGTCAAACAACAGGAACCACAAATCCTGAGGGACTTATTACTCCTGAATTTCCATTAATTACAGGTATTACAAATGTTGATTGTATTGATTTAACAAATACAGGTGGAACCGCGGAGTATTCTGCTGTAACTTATGGTGTGGGTTGTCAAAATTATATTTATCCATCGGATATTGAATATTATCAAGTATTGACTGCCATTACTATAACTAAAACAATTGTTAATGGGAAACCGCAGTATTCGATTCCTGGTTCTAATGGAACAACCGGTCCAAGTTTTTGGAAAACGTTAAATGCTGAAAATAAATTGGCAACTTTTGAATATGTTTGTGGTGAGGGGGGTAGAGAATGTGGTCTTGTCCCGTTAAGTTACCCAAATTACACTAGATTGACTAATAGTGATGCTGGTTTTTCAAGTACTCAAATACCTAATTCAATCTATTCGGCAGCAACATCAAATTTTGCGGACTATGAAAATCAAAAAGTTCTAATATTACAAAGAGGGGTTGACCCGTATTCTCCGTTAATGATAAATAAGTATGGTATTGGACGTATATTAGGTTATGCAAATGAAGATGATGTAACTTTTACTGCAATGACAAGAATGAACATTCCAATACAAGCTCTCCCAAGTTCTAATGGAGTTTCGGTGCAAAAGCATAATAACCAAAATAACATATGTTATTCATCTTATTTTTATACTCCGGGAATTGTTGGACAAACAAGTCCGGGTCTTAATTATTCTGCTTATACAACGCCAAATTTTGGTTTTTATGGGGCATTAGACTCATCATTATCAAAAGTTTATACCAACTCACCACCATTACTCTCAACTGATTATGTTCAAAATATATCGGTAAATGGATTAACCGGAGTGGCATCAAAAACAAATAATCGATTTTATTCTGCGAGTATTGCTGACAATTATTATGACGGTTCTGAAGATTTGTCAGGGGGCGCAATTATGACAAAAGGAAATTATGTTCAAACAAGGATTTGTCTTAATTTTGCTTTTACTTTTGGTTGGGGTGGTGTAACAGAATATTGTGACTATGCAATATGGGGATTTTTACCAAATTCTCAATCGACTTATTTTAGTCCTATTTTATATCCAACATCTACCGGAACTAGTGAGGTAAATATGTCTAACTCATCTCAAATTATTATGAGAACCGATAGATTACCATCTTCTGATTATATTGATGATAAAGAAATTTTAACAGGTAGTGCCAGTTTATTACAACAAAATGCCGGATTCGCGGTTTACCCTGTTGGAGGAGCTGGATACACATTTAACAACCCATCAATTTCATTAGGAGCTGATTTAGTCACTGCGGATATTGAAGGTCAATTGGCGGCAACTAATGTACTTACCACTTTAGGAAGTTGTGAGGACATGGTTGGTTTAGATTGTTATAGTGGTAATGGTGTAAATTTCGGTGTTCAATTAGGGTGTCAAGCAGGTGATGTTGTTGAGAATGGATGTTACATAATGGTTAATGACCCATTGTTTTCTTTGGGCCAAGATTTAGGTACGTTTGCTGAATGGGGTTTTAGATTTAGATTTTTTTATGGGTTATGTCGAGGGGTGTTATCACAATCATTTATGAATAATTGGGTTAACGGTAGTTTATATGCGTTTCCAATACAAGTTGACACTTACTTTAATAAACAAAATCAACCTGAATCTCCAAGATTTGCTAAACAAGTTGTGTATTTTGAAAAAGATACAAATAATTTTTATTATAGAAGTTCTCCTTTTAGACTAACAGGTGGTACTTCAGGAGGGGGTGCGTTTATAGGTAGACCGGTAGCAGGATTAAGTGCTCCGGTAAATAGAAGAAATTTATTATTTCCTACAACCATAATTAATTTAGGTATTAAAGATGATTTTTATAAAGAAATAATTTTTGACCCATCAGCTAAAGGTTATATTATGAAAAGTCTTGCCCCAACAAGTTATTCAGATACTTCAGATTTAGTTAATTTATTTGTAATTTCGAGAATTACCGATGAAGGGTTTTTACGTCAAATTATTTCGTTTGGTGATAATGCGTTACAACAATTATTTAGTAGAGATGGTAGTTCAAGAAGAATTGACGCGGATTTGGCACAATCAATGTCTATTAATTCTGAATATGGGGTGATACCATTTTCACCTCAATTTTATAGTGTAACAGGAGCTGTTGATGACCCGGTACAAATACTCGGTGATTTATCAAAACCGACAATGGCGGTGTTTTTTTCGTCAACAACTCAAGATATACAAAATAAAGATTATTTAACTCCCGGGGTGATAGATTTTAGACCATCAAATAATGCAAATGCTATTACATATCCTTATGGGATTAAATCCCAAGAAGTACCTTATTATCAGTGGAACATCAAATCTACGGCAACCGCAGGAGTTTTTGGGGAACAAGGGAATAATTGGGCAACAAACACAAACGATATTTTTTCAAGACGATATCAGTCTCTTGATAGAAGGGCAATTATTACACCAAGTTATATGATACCGTCAATTTATAGTATTAGTGACCAATTTGCTCGTGGATATTTATTTAATGGTAATGCAACTACGGTTAATAATTTTACTTATGTGGCTAATGCGGGTAATTGGTCTAACCCAACTACTAAATTTTTAGTTGGTGCTCCAAATCATTTCTATTTTGGTTTAATTAAAGGTGAGACGGCATTAGATAAATTTAAAGAACTATATTCGATAGATGAATAATTACACGATAATACCAAGTAACCTTAAATATAAAGGTGCTCCTTCTGTAGATGAAAAGGTTTCAATATCTTTAGACCAAACAAGTCATGAGATAACGGAATACGATAGAAGTGCCACTATAAGTCTTGCTCAAGTTTATGATGATGAGAGACAGGGTTGTACTGTTTTTAGACCAACTTTTAAGGTTAGGTATTTGTATGATAACACATACACCGGAACAACAACATTTTTACCATTTCAATATAATTTATATTATGTGAATCCTGAGCAATCATTTGTTAGTGGTACGTGGAAAGGGTTTCCTCAATATTATGAGTTTGATTTTTTTAGACCAATTGTTGATAATCAACATTTTCCATATAAGTCAAAAAGTGCTTACACATATAATTGGATGTACTATTTAACATATCCTCACGCTAATAACTATAAAAAGAATTTGGCGTATTATTCCGATATACCTAATGGAGATATGAATTGGTTAGCGGAAGAGGGTATTCCATTTATTATTGAAAATATTGAAATTAATGGTAATGGTTTGGTATCCTTTAAATGTATTGGGTCTCATGGATTAACTCCAAATGAATATGTTGAATTGTCTTTAACTTATAGAAATTCTAACATATTTCAAGTTTACTCATTAGGTAATGGATTAGTGGATAGTGATGAATATGTATTTAATGTTTTAAACATTGGATATACAGGTAATACATTTGATGATAATGTTATGGGTACTTTTAAGAGAGTGATTAATCCTGATAATTTAACGGAAACTAAATCAAAATATTATGTTAGAGAACATAAGGTGATTACTAATTTAGATGACCTTATTGTTACTAAAATTGGTTTTGAAAAAAATGTATTTAGAGAAGATAAACAATTTGAATATAGTTCAATAACTCCAAATAAAATCTCTAGGGTGTCACAAAAGACAAGTAGTAACGCTTACAATATGACATCGGCATATGATTTGGATTTTGCGGGTTATATTGATAATCAAAAACGACCATTAAGTGAGATTTTTCTAACAATTGTTAATAAAGGGTATTCGGGATATTTTAATGAACCTTCATTTGGTGTTGGGCTAAAACAAGGTTGGGAATTTAACTTAACAAAAGAGGTTAATGAATATTGGGATTTATTTAATAATGAGTCAAATACAACAGTTCCATTATCTTCATACACTCAAACTAGTGGTGCCACTAAAACTTTTTATTACAATGGTGATTTAATGAAGGGTGATGTGATGGACGGTGATTTTTGTGAGTGGAATGATTATGAACAAATAGAAAGAGTCATTTCAACATATTATCATAAAATAAATTATAATCAAACAGTTTTCCAAACAATGAATAATCCGGACACTAATTCATTTGGATTTTATTATCAACCTCATAATAAAATGACTTTGAGAGTTTTCTCGGATTACATTGAGACGGGAGATGTTAATTTTATTGACCAAATACCAAGTTATTCGTTTTATTCAAGTACTGACCAACAATTTAGATGGAGGGATTTGTATACTTATGGGTTTACTGATAATTTAGAAAGAGGGGTTGATTATCCATTTTTAAATACCGCCCACTATCCATTCTCTGATATTACTTTTAGATTAATACCGGAAGGAATAAACTATAACGAGAGCCTATATGGCACTGATTTTGCTATAAAACCATTAATTGATGAGTGTGAATAAAGTAACAATAGTACCTGATGGTCTGGATAAACAAATCAATATACCGGTAAAACTAACTTGGGATTATTTGGGATTGGACATGGCAATCGAAGAATATGAAACTGAAGTTATTACTGAAGCAATTGGTGTTGGCCGTGATTTTGAAATCAGTCGATTCGCTCATGCTCCTGATGTAACAACAAATAATACAGAAATTAATTATGAGTTTTACTTTTATTCAGGAGGTTCAACTTACGATATTAATAATTGGAAAATAAATTATTTAGGTGAGGGGTTTACTCCTCAAGATTTGTATTACTATACAAATAATTTTTCTAATTCATTTTTCAAATTAGATTTTTACGATAATACGGATGAAAAAAAACAAACAAATTATTTAACGGTTATTATTCCAACACAACAGGGTCTTAAAATGACAACTCCAATGCAAAGAATTATTGTGGACGTTAAAAAACCAAAATTTGTTTTAGATTATGTGGGGGATAAAGAAGGGTTTTTTCTTTATTGGTTAAAGAAAAGGAATTTTTTGGATATTAACACCTTTTATATGTCGGCTAAATTTTATAATGCTAAGACCGGACAATTCACTAAATTGATGACAGATAATGAGACCGATGGTCAACCAAAAGGACCTCAAGCAAATTTTGCTCTTGGTTCTAATCAATATGATTTTGATAGTAACGTACTATTTTATTATATCGTAAATTTGGATTATAAAAACCAAACATATCAGGTAGTTAATAGTAATGGACAGAGACTCGGGACTACAGTTCCCATAAAATGGTATGAATACCTTAATCCACCTGTGTAATGGAAGATTTTTATAATATTAAAATATCACCTGAAACGATTCTTGGGGATTTATCTGTGGTTAACTATGATGGGATACAAGTTGGTGTTTATTCTGCGATGACACAAGTTGTTAGTTCAGGAGTTAACGGTAGTTCATTATTAACAGGATTGACAATTCCTATTTTAATAAGACAAAGTGCTGTGGATGCAGGGTATTATAGTCCTTTTGATGGTGCGGTTTTACAAAAAGATGTTGTGGCGAATTTCATATTCTCATCAACAACTGATAACGCTTATAAGTATTATGTGTATAACACATCAAATGAATTTCAAAAGTTTTTGGATTTATCGGCATATAGAATTGATTGGGGCGATGGTTCACCAAAACAAACAATAACAACTTACGCACCTAATTCAATTAATCATACATATCCTCAGTTACCTAAACAATATACGATTAAATTAGAACAAACAAATCCATGGGGAATTACAACAGTTTCAAAAACGATTACGGTTCCTTTTAGTGATGTTTTTATCTATAATCCTGAGGGAGAGGCATTCTTTGCTCCGTCATCAGGTAATTGGATAGGTACTTCTGTATCGTATGATTACATATTTTCAGGAGATGCGGTAAATGAGGTTAGTGCTCAAACATCAAATAATTATGTTTCAATACCATTCACAATTTCAGGAATAACAAAATCAAGAATTAATGAATTAAAGACGTATGGTACATTAACAATTAATCAAAGAATTGGACTTCCGGTTATTAGTAATGGACAAATATGGGGTGCAATTACTGATGTTACTTCAATTTACACTGCCTATACAGTTAATACGGTTAATTACTATGATTACATTGATGGGACCACCATTTATTTTGAGCAATCATCAGGATTAACTGACAATAATTTAACTGCGGTTCCAATAACAAAAGATGAGGTATTATTAAAAGTAATTGACCAAGCTCAAGTTCAAACTAACGTTTTTGTTGAAAGAGGTAAGAATAGTGCTTACGAAAGAATACAAAGACTTGGGGAGGTAGATAACTTGGGGGATATGATTAATTACGGATATGGTTTTTTTAATGTGATTAACAAAGAAAACTAAAATGAAAAAAAGAACTAAACTATTTATAAATTAAATAAGAAGATATGGCAATTGGAAGCTATGGTACTATAAGACCGTCAGATGTTTCACCAGCGGATGTTGAAATCATAATGAATTACACCCCAAGTAGGGACGTTACGGATGCCTTTGTCCTAACAAAATTAGATGCTCAAACTATTTTAAGACCTTATTTTGAGAATTCGGAAACAGGTGGAAATTCCGGTGTTGAGGTTTTAGGTGGGTTGTATAATTTAACATTACCTGCTAGTCAGTTTAATGCGTTAGGGTTTTACACCCTTTATTTAAGACCCGCTCAAATTAGAACTGTAATTACTGATTGTGGTGTTTTAAGTGCTCTCCCAAATGTTAAAGGGTTGGTTATTGATTTGGCAAATGTTCCGACACAATATCAAAATAAATTTGTACCTCAAGGATTAGTTGGATTTAGAATTGAATATTTAAATCCAGATGGGTCAAAAATTCCAAATTTCTTTAGAGTTATTACTTCGAGTTTCTATTGTGAACCTGTTGTAACGAATGAGGTAAATACGCAACAAAAGTCGATTAGATATCGATATGTTGATGGAGCGTCGAACTTATTGTTTTTAACATTATCACCATCATCATCTCCAACGAACAAACCAAACGCAACACCGTTTATTGGTCAACCAAGCCAAGATATAATAATTTCAAATACATTTTTTAATCCTGTAACATTGGAGATAGAAATGGTTGAATACGACATATCATCTCTTGCGATTGCTCTTTATGGTAATCAAACCAAATCAATTGATGATGGTATCTACACAATCTATGACTCTGCTAATAACATTTATAGACAATACAACTTATACGAGGTTAGAGACCAATTTAATGCGTTGTTATATGAAGTTAGACAGAATAGAGGTAATAATATTGATTTTAGTAAAAACTTTACAAATATAACAACTTAATGGCAGTAACTGTAAATACGACAAAATATTTTTATCCGCCAAGACCCGGAAGTGGGGCTGCAACTTTCTCTGACAATATTGTAGGTTTACAAACTGTTGAGGGAGGAGGTTTGACGCAAGGTAATTTTGAATTTACTACATCGGTTACTGAAAAAGTTAATAGAACCTTTAATGTAGGAGCATTTTCCGAACCGTTAAGTTTACAATCATTAAACATTGAAGATGTTAATGAGAGTAGAAGAATTATGGCAACCCAATTTCGGGTTTATCCTAATTATGATGTTTCCCAAGTTCTTAATTTTTCAATGTATGGTTCATTACGTAAGAGATTTCAAGTGTCGGCGACTAAGATAATTCATTATTTTCCTGCGTCTTTAGATGTAATATTTAATAACTTAGAATTTGTAACAGGTGCGACTGCTGTTAATATTTCTTATGATTCTGTTAATGATGAGACATATTTTGAAATTAATGTTGATAGGATTAATAACCCTTTTGACATTGATTACTCAGTTAGCGCTGCAACTAACTTAAACTTAAGGGAAATAACTACATCACCTTATCGAAATTTGTATAACACTTATTTAGATTATTGTGTTAGTATTAATGATGACATCTTTAAGATTGTATCATTCCAACCATCACCAACATTAAGTACAGGATACATTTCATTTTATGTTTCAGGTGCACCATTTGGGACTACCGCAAGTACGATAAATGAGGATTTTCAAATCAGACCTAATGATTTAGTTGCTGATAGAGTTTTTGCTGAAAGTTTTGATGAGGTTGAAAAATTTTTATTAAACCGATTAATAAGACCTGAGTTTACTGCGGTTTTTCAAGTACCGGCTCAAACAGAAAATGGTGAATTTTACACCAATTACCAACAAGTGACTTGGCCTAAAGATGGTGTGTGGAATCTTGATATCCGTTCATTTTTATTTGATGATTATTTAGCTCAACTTGATGAAATTGCTGTTAATTTAGATTCATTTAAAACAAACTTAATTTCAAGATTTTTAGTTACAGATTCACTAAAAGAGTTTGATACTTTGGGTCAAAAAGTTGAAAAAATATTTCAAATTTACGGAAGAAGTTTTGACCAAATAAAACAATTCATTGATGCTTTAGCGTACATGAATTCGGTTAACTATAATCCATCAAATGATATACCATCTCAATTATTGGTGAACTTAGCCCAAACCTTAGGTTGGACATCTAATTTCTCTCCAATTACTGATGAAGATTTTTTAAGTTCAGTGTTTGGTAATACCTCGACCCCGACATACCCTGGTTATGCAAGGGCTCTTACACCAACAGAAATAAATTACGCGTTTTACCGTAATTTAATTCTTAATGCCTCTTACCTTTTTAAATCAAAAGGGACAAGAAGGTCTGTTGAATTTATGTTAAGATTAATTGGGGCTCCGGATTCTTTAATTGAGTTTAATGAACATATCTATTTAGCCGACCAAAAAATTAATTTAGACCAATTCTATACTCAATGGGCTTCAATATCAGGAGGTACTTATGTTGATAGAGTTCCTTCTTACTTACCGGGTGAAACATATAAAATTAGAGGTAGAGTTTATTCAGGTTATACTTCAAATGC